GCTAGAGGTGCATTAATATATAATACTACTGCAGATGGAAGTTCAGGAACTACTAATGCAGTAGCTGTGTTAGATTTTAGTGCAGATAAATCTGCTATTGCAGGTAACTTTTCTGTTAGCTTTCCTACTGCTGATGGCACTACTGCTATAATACGGACTGAATAATGGCAGGGCCAAATGCATCATTATATGCAACTGCAGTATATGGAACTGATACTTATGGTGATCCAGAAGTAACATTTATTGAATACGGTACTGCTGTTTATGGCAGAGATATGTATGGAGGTCAATTAGTTACACTTCCTACTACTGGAGTAAAAACAACTTTAAATGTAGGTACAGTATCTGTTTCTACAGTTGATATAGGTACAGATGCAAGCTTTAGTATAAATGGAAATAAAACTACTGTTAATTTAGGAACAGTTAGTATTACTGCAGTTCAATTTGATTTTGAATCTGTTAAAAATAATTATGAAAGAACTAGAACAGTATATGTTCATAGAGTTACAAATTCTTCTGATAGAACAGTAAAGGTAGCATAATGACATTTAAATGGGTTAGTAAAGATCCTGATGAAACAGTAGATTATAGTATGGATTGGTCTAGATATTTAAATGATCAAGCCACTATAGATACAGTTACATGGTTTGTAAATGATAGTTCAAATGTAAAAACAAATTTTAATACTACAGGTCAAATAACAAATGGATTGCAGTTTGTAAGTAAAACAAATACAAACACAGTAGCAACTATAAATGTTGCATTAGGAACTGTTAATGAAAAATATAAATTATTTTGTCAAATATCCGATACTAGTGGCACTATTGCAGAAAGATCAGTTACCTTACCTATTAAGGAAAATTAATGGCATATAATTATTTAGGACTTGTAAATGAAGTTAATAGAAGACTTAATGAAGTAGAACTTACTTCAAGTAATTTTTCTACAGCTACAGGTTTCTACTCACAAGTTAAAGATAGTGTAAATGCAGCAATACAAGAAATAGATCAAGAGTATCCACATTGGCCTTATAACTTTGTAGAACAAGAAGATACTTTATCTACAGGAGTAACTCGAGATAGTTTTCCTGCAAACTCTACTACGGTAGACTTTGAAACATTTAGAATAAAAGAAGATAGTACATTAGGTAACAGAACTCAAAAACTAAGGGTACTAAGTTATGAAGAATATTTGGAAAGGTTTGTGGAGCAAGAGTACACTAATGATACTTCTTTATATAGTGTGCCTGTATTTATATCAAAAGCTCCTGGTTTAGAATATGTACTATCACCTGCACCAGATCAAGCATACACACTTGTATATGAGTACTATTTAACAAGTGTTGAAATGACAGATAGCACTGATGTACCAAAGATACCAGAAATATATAGAAATGTAATTATTGATGGTGCTATGTATTATGCCTATATGTTTAGAGGTAATACACAGGATGCATTAGTAGCAAAAGAAAAGTTTAAAGCAGGGTTAAAGAACATGAGAATAGTTTTGATAAATGAAAATACTTATGTTCGTTCTACTATGCTAACAAGAACACAAAGAAGTACATACGTTTATAGACTGGCTTCATAAATGGCAGATGCATTAGCAACATATGCTTTTGAGTTTAAAGGTGGATTAGTTAGTAACTTATCTCCTTTACAGCATGGTACACAACAACCTGGTACTGCTAGGTTATTAAAGAATTTTGAACCTTCTATTGAAGGTGGTTATAAAAAGATATTAGGATATGATAAGTTTGACAGTAATACAGTTTCTGCTTTCGGCAGCCCTAAAGTTCATGGAGGGAGTCACTCAGGAACATCTATAGAAATAGCAGGGTTGTATATAACTCCACAAGACGGAGATACTTTTACAATATCAGGAGTAACAGGAACATATACAATAGCTTCAGGAGGTGTAAGTTGGGCTACTGCAACTAAAAGAGCAACACTTACATTAACAACAAGTTTAGCAAGTTCACCTGCAGATCAAGCAGATGTAACTTTTACAACAAATAGAGGAGATATAACAGGGTTAGCTGCATGGAGAGGGTCAGCTATTGCTAGTAGAAATAATCATTTATATAAATCTACTGGTAGTAACTGGACTAGAATTAATGTAACACAGTATGGTACACCTTTAGTAAATGGTGCAGGACAATCTGGTGGAACATTAAATGTAGATGGTTTAACATCTACACCTCAAGCAGGAGATACTTTTACAATTGCAGGTGTTAATTTAGTATACACAGTATCTATAACACCTACAGTTACAAGTGGTGCAGCTAGTATTAGCATATCACCTGATTTAGATAGTAGCCCTGCAAATGATGCAGCAATTACTTTTTTAACAAGTAATAAAACAAGTACAAACAAACAGAGATTTACAAAATATAGAATAGGAACAACACAAAAAATAGCAGGGGTAGATGGTACTAACTATCCATTTATTTATGATAATACAAGTTATGTTCCATTAGTAAGTGCTCCTAGTGATGTAGAAGGTGCATCACATGTAGCATTTTTTAAGAATCACTTATTTTTTGCAAAAGGTGATGTATTAAGTTTTACAGCACCATATACAGATAGTGATTTTAGTGCAGCTAATGGTGCAGGAAATATAAGTGTAGGTACAGAAATAACTGGACTTATAGCTTTTAGAGAACAACTAATTATATTTAGTGAAAATAAAATAGAAAGATTATTAGGTAATACACTTGCTGATTTTGTATTACAACCTATAACAGATAACATTGGCTGTGTAGATTCAGATACAATTAAAGAAGTAGCAGGTGATGTAGTATTTTTAGGGCCAGATGGAATTAGATCTTTAAGTTCTACAGATAAAATTGGTGATTTTGATTTAGCAGTAATATCAAAAAATATACAAAAAGAAGTTACAGATTTAATTACTAGTAATACAAGTTTTAGTAGTGTAACAATTAAAGGTAAATCACAATACCGATTGTTAGGTTTTAATACTAATGTTTCAGAAAGTAATGCTACAGGAATATTAGGAACACAATTAGCAGGAACTGAAGGTAGTTTTTTTGGTTGGGCTGAGTTAAGAGGATTTAAAGCTTTTGTTGCAGATAGTGATTTATTTAATACAACAGAAACAATACTATTTGCAAACTCAGGTGGTTATGTTTATCAAATGGAAAATGGTAATAGTTTAGATAGTGCAAATATAGAAGCTACATTTTTTACACCATTTGTTCCATTAAACGATCCTCAACTTAGAAAAACTGTGTATAAACTACATTTATATACAGATCCTGATGGTAGTATTGAAACTACAGTAAATTTAAAATTTGACTTTGATGAAGAAGATATAGTGCAACCTGCACCAATACCTTTATCAAATACAGGGCAAGAAGTTTCTATATATGGAAGAAGTACTTCTGTATATGGAACATCAGTATTTGGTGGTAAATTAAAAAAAGTATTTACTACACAAACAATAGGGTCTGGATTTAATGTATCTTTACAGTTTACATCAAGTGATACATTTCCTCCATTTTCATTAGATGCTGCAGTTTTAGAATTTGGAACTTTTGATAGACGATAAGGACTTTTATTATGGGAACAGGATATACTAGAAACGATACAGGTAATAATATTTCAGACGGAAATGTTATTAATGCTGCGGATCTTGATGGCGAATTTGATGCAATTGTAACTGCTTTTGGAAATAGTAGTGGTCACGATCACGATGGTACAGCAGCTAATGGAGCACCTATTACTAAATTTGGCCCATCACAAGAAGTAGAAGGTGATGCTACTGCATTATTTCCTGCAGGAGATGGGGTAACTGACTTAGGTAAAAGTACAAAAGAATGGAAAGATTTATATATTGATGGTGTAATTAACACCGATGATATGTCAGCAGATACAGCAACTATGGTATCAGCCACTATAACAAATAATGCTTCAGTTGGTGGTACATTTAATGTAGGTGGTGCTACAACTTTAACAGGTGCTGCATCTTTATCTAATACATTAGCAGTTAGTGCTGATTCTGCATTTAAAGGAGCAGTAAGTGTAGAGTCTACATTAAGAGTTACTGGAGATACTGATGTTGAAGATTTATCTGCTAGTGGTACATTTGATGTAGCAGGGACTACAAATCTTGCAACAGCAATAATTACTGGAACTGTAAATATAGTAGGAGAAACTACATTAGATGATGTATCTGCTAGTGGTACTTTAGATGTTGCAGGGGAAACTAATTTAGCTACTGCTACTATTACTGGAACTGTAAATGTAACAGGAGATACTACGTTAGATAATGTAACTGCTAGTGGCACTTTAAATGTTGCAGGAACAACAAACCTTGCAACAGCTGCAATCACAGGAACTTTGGCTGTAAGTGGTAATGCTTCTGTAGGTGGTACGTTAAAAGTTGATGATGATATAACAAATACATCAGGGAATTTAACAGTAGATCCTGCTACACAAATATTTGAAATTAAAGGTTCTGGTTCTACTGAAGGACAAGTACAACTTAACTGTGCTGTAAATACTCATGGTCAAAAAATTACTGCAGCAGATCATGCTGTTTCAGCTACTAATACTTTAACATTACCTGGAGGTAGTACTATAGGTAATGCAGATGCTACTTTAGTTTCTGATACAGGTACACAAACACTAACTAATAAAACTTTAACTAGCCCCACAATAAATGGTGCTACTATTGATTCGGCTGTTAGTGTTTCTTCAGCAGGAACATTAAATGCAGGTACTAATGCAGATATACAAGGTACTTTAAATGTAGCAGGTAGTGCAGGGTTAGCAGGAAATGTTAATCTTGGTAATGCCACGGCAGATAGTGTTGTTGTGGGAGGAGTTCTTACAGCAAATGCTAGTGCTAATCTTACAGGTAATGTAGGAGTAGGTGGTACTATAACAGGAGGCTCTACAGTATCAGATCAAGATGGCGATTTAAGAGATATACCTGTAAGTACAAAAGTATCTGGTGATTATACTTTGGCTATAGGGGATGTTGGAAATCAAGTTACTGTTAACTCAGCAAATGTTGTAATAACAGTACCCTCTGCAACTTTTACTGTAGGTGATATAATATCCATTATATCTGTAAATGGTTGCACAGCTACATTAGCTTGTACTGC